CTCTACTTGAGGGTTAGGGTTGAGTGGTCACCCTGTGGTCAACCCCCTGTCCACTCTCGTGGGTACCCTTCGGACGGGGCTCCACTCGTCATAGGTGGATCTTGGTGTCTTCGGTTTCTGGTTGAGTGCGATCCGAGCACCGTCTTCGGTGTGGAGGTCGGATCGCTTGTGGTCAGATTCCCGAATAGCATCGCCGCCCCACATTGGGTCATTCTGGTTTTTTCTCTCTCACCCGGTTTCCGCTGGCTCTTGTGGCGGTTGGGCGGTACTAGACGGGCGGGCCTCTACCTCCGGGTCACTCCGTCAACGCTCTAGCACTCTGATGCCTGTGGGTTCGGTTCAGGGAGGCACCAACTGGTAGGCGGTTCGGGATCTCATCAAAGCGTGCTCCAGGTCAGGTAACGAGGTGCCAGCTGCTTTCAGGTCACCGGCAAGAACCCAGATGGCAGGGTCGTCAGTGAAGTACTCACCACCGAGCGCCAGGTCACTGAACAGAGCGTGGATCTCCTGCTCTATTTCCTGTGAGCCCCGAGCGGTGACGATCGCTGAGATGTCGAACCCATCACGACGGTAATCCTCGGTGCGGCGGGCAATTGACGTGGAGTATCCGATCTTGACCCGACCTACTACGGGGGAAGGGATGAAGTAGACATGGTGACACCAGCGTTGTTCCCAACGAAGCAGGGACTCCCAATTGGAGGCGTCACGGGAGACGATCTCAAAGAGGCGGAATTGATGGAGCGAGCACAGCGGAACGTGGGCAGTGATCTCGTTTCCGATATCGGCGCGGGGGATGAGGCAGTTTTCCCAGGAGCACAGAGTCATTGGGAGCAGTCGCAGTCGGAACCGGGAATGGTCAAGTAGGCGCACATATTGGCATGGGTACTCATGTGTCCATCCACCATTTGTGGTCGGGACCACCGGTCGAGAAGACACAAACACCGGGTTGTGTGGCAGAGAAACACCCAAGGTGTCTGACTTGGGAGACTTGGGAGATTTGGGAGTCGTGAGTGGTACACCAGGGGATAGCCTCCTGTGTGGTGAATGCACTAATCCCAACACCAGCGATGACCTTGGCCGCATGCGTTGTAGATGCCACCCGTCGGGTTTCGGGTTGGGAGGCGGCGCTCACCGGCGGCACTTCTGACATATCGAATCTTCGTCAGACAAGGCGAGACGTCGCGTCTGTATTGCGGGCCATCCACAATAAGTGAACGGATAGAAGGTGTCTTCGCCACGGCGCTCTGGGTCGACGAGGTGCGGCTTGTTGCCGGTTTCAGTCCACCCGACCTCAAGCACGCGCATAGTCACCGGCACAACCCCCGGTTGTTATACGGGGCCCATTGGGTCCACCCGTACTTCCCCTGCAGCCATGCCGCCGCTCTCACGTTGGCCTCGGGGTCATAGACTTGGCCCGAGTCGTAGCTGTCGCCGGTGACCGAAGTGGGGACGCTATTCCAAGTGGTTCGTAAGAATTGGAATAGACCAGCCGCCGTTGAGCTCGGGTTCTTGGCGTCCGGGTTGCCTCTTGACTCGTAACCGATGATGCATAGTGCTCGATCGACTTCTGAGGCGGGGAAGTAGGTCTCAACCAACCTTTGCCACACCAGCACTTGATCGGTGACCGCTGGCCAAGCAGTCGTCTGGTGGTGATGGCGTAGCGCATCGGTCAGTCCATTGTAGTAGGTCGGTGGCGGGTCGCAGCCATTAGACGCCCAGCATAGGGCCAGTGAGACCAGAACCCCGGATAATCCCATCGTCTCATGCTACTCATCAGGCGGGACTGGGGGTCGGCGTTCGGTTCGAATCATCCGCCAGATGTCTAACGCAGCCTGTTCATGATCATCGATGCGGTCCAAAGTCATTGCTGCCTCAGTCGTCGTCGGAGCCGCTCGATCCCGTCCAGAGGCACACCGGAAACCTCGGCGGGTACCTTGCGGATGGCATGGAGGAAGTGGTCAGTGTCAATCTGAGGCCGGGCCCCGATCTCGATGAGCCATGCCGGCATCGTCACTGAGTATTGGTACCAGCGCTTGATGACAGAGTTGTCAGTGAGCTCAACCGAACGGATCATGGCAAACCTTGTGCTAAGTCGTAGAAGTATGGAATCCATACGAGGGCAGCGGCCAAGGTAAAGCCTGTCAGTATGACCACCACCCAGAAGACACGCCTCACCGCTTCACGGATCATGTCGGTGGCTCCAGGTAGGCCAGAAGCGCAGCCTCGGCCTTATCCCGGAAGTACGGCATCCACTTCTCAGCGGTGTTGGACGGGGTGGTGTCAGACGGCACGAGGGTGGCAGTAGCGGCTTCCAGCCGGTCGGGGTCAAGAATCCAGCCACGACCGTCACAGTCGGGACAGGGTTCATTGACCACGGCTTCGACTTCAATGGCTTTGGCTAGAGCAGCCGCTGAGACGTCATCCAATTCTCGACCATCTCCGTCGCAGGTTGGGCAAGTGGTCGTCCATCCTGTTAGGCTCTGTGTCAGGTTCATGATGACCTCCATACTAGCCGCTTCTTGAAGAGACTGAAAGGTCTTGGATGGGAGCGGCTGGTGTGTATGCTCACTGGGACCAACTTGCTTACTGGCCCACGAATGGCGGTGAAGCTGAACGACATAGGCCTAATAGTCGACCCTTCGGCTAATCACCGGGGGGTCGTCGTTCTTTTTATGCCCGGTCATGGATGTCTCCCTCGTCTGGCTGCAATCAATGTCGGGACTAATCGGTAGACACCGACCTTTGTATTCCCAGTCGCAATAACAGCAAACGCCGCCGTCATTCCAACATTTACAATGTCGTGGCAAGTTCATCGGTGTCTCCTGGAGGGTCGATGTTTTGAGCACCCGACCAAGGGAACTCATCCTTACCTTAGTGGACGACTACAGCGGCAGTATGACCATCCGGCCGGGTTGAACGGATACCAGCGATGGCCAAGGAGACGGCAGATCGGCCGCCAGATCCACCAGGGGATTCTTGTTGGATTCACCAGACCAGAGTCATAGCCCGTCTCAGCCTGATCCATCGGCTACCAGCTTCATAATTGCTATCACACACGGCTCCACAAATGACGGGATGTGAGATGCCAACGCCCAATCACACTGAGGCTCGTCGGATAACTCCACAGTCAGTTTGCGGATCATGGAGTCATGGACTTCGCAGTAGTAGACACGATCGGTGGTGCCCCATTTGGTGGTCACGAGTATGAAATCCTAGTTCGTCTCAGCCTGAGCCGCTCCGTCATCCCACCCCAGATCCCAAAGTCTTTGCCCTCCGGTGTCGCCATGGCGTAGGAGAGACATTCACCGGTCACCGGACAACGGGAACACAGTCTCATTGCCGGCTTGGTGATTCCCAATGCGACACCTCCCCGCCGGCCGGGATGGGTGATGAAGAACAGATCGGGGTCAGAGCCGAGACAGGCGGCGTTAGAACGCCAGGTCATTTGGGTGCTATCATTGGTGATAGCGCGAGACCCAGGTATCCCCGGTGGTCCATGTGATGATTTGGGGACCTGGGCCTCTGTTCTCATGTGACAACCTTGCGCACCTTCCATGTCCCATCATCTACTTGCTCGATTAGCTCGTAGGTAGCACCGTCGTATTCGCCCTCGCGGACCTCAACGAACATCCCGACAACGGCGACATCTGACAATTCATCCCTTAGACGGATCATGGCGACCTTGGTTCTATCCTTCGCTCTCCTCATCAGGGGTCCTCACGTCGAGTCATTGGGTGTTTGAGAGAATCTTACGGACGAGCTGCCTTATTCGCCAGCGGCGATAGACGCATCCGATCTGATAGCACCAGCCAGGTATCCACCAGCCTGTTGTTAGGTATGGCGGCTGGTCTGGGGTCCAGTTATCGTAATTCGTAGAGAGGACCCCTGATGTGCCAGTGGTAACACTCACTCCTATAAGAATCTCTACCAGACTCATCGGTGCTCTCTCTCGGTGTCAATACTCCGAGACCATCGTTTGTCGCCCATGCCGATAGTCAGAAGAACAGCTTGGGCGTGGAATGGGTTGAACCAACCATCTTCGACTGTTTGAGAATTGATGATTTCGCTGATTTCTTCGGGAGTGAGCAGGTTGGCTACCAGCCTCGCCGCCTCATTCACATGCAGGATTGCTTGCATGGTGTCATGGTCGAAGTCGCATCCGTGTGCTGATGCCAGCCACGTTTCCCAGTGGTCGATGTGTTCTTGTAATTCTGGCGGGTCGGCCTTTGCGTCTTCTAGTTGGGTAACAAGGCTTTTCGGATAGAACTTCATGTTGGTCTCCCAAGCGATACCTCGTTCGGTCGCTCATCGGTGTCTCCTAGAGGTTCGATGACAACTAGCCACTCGCCAGGCAGATTCGGGTTGTCTGCCATTCGCTGTGCTTCTTTGCCCTGATAAATGTGGCCCAAATATTCAACGTCATCGTTTCGGGTGAACACCAGATATGTCGGTATCCCATCGGCTACCAGCCTCGCCGCCTCCACAAAGAGGTCAACGTCGTCGCTGCCTCGTTGCCGACGTATGACGTGTTCACTTCGTTCCGAATCCCATCGGTCGAGTGCGTCTTGGAGGTCGGTACTTGGATTATCGGCCATGATGTGTATAGTATCATACATCATGCCTACACGAAGTCAAAGACCCCTAGTAAACAGACTCCTCGCATTGGAGCCCCTGACGGTCGGTTCACACAAGGATCACCGCCTCACCAACATCGATGAAGCGCTGATGGCGATGGGTGGTGACTTCTCGCCTGAGCAGTTGGCGGCAGCGTTGGACGCTCAGACCGAGGTAGAGGTCACGGTGTCCACGTTGTACCGCTGGCGAAGGGAGTTAGTGGGGTGATGGACGACTTCTATTACGACCGACAAGGTAATCCGATCACCTTTGAGCAAAGGCTCGAAAGATGGAAGGACTCTGGCTATGACTGGGATAAGGAATACCGAGTAGCCCTTGAAGAACGAGATGACATCCGAGTGTCAACCGTGTTTCTCGGACTAAACCACCAGTATGGTGATGGTCCACCGCTCATCTTCGAAACCATGATCTTTGGCGGGGAACACGACGAGGGGCAGTGGCGCTATTCCACAGAGGCCGAAGCTCTCGTAGGTCATAAGGCCGCTATGACTTTGACATTTGGCACGGAATGAGCACATCCACAGAACTAGCCACCTGGCTTGATACCGCCCGTGAGGTCGAATCCGCTGACGTCAAGGTGCCCCCTCAGCTCATCCGTTCCATGCTGATGCAGTCCGTCGTGGTCAATTGGCCCCGTTACGAGACCCTGCACTCCCTAGACGGTGAGCCTGTGGTGCTCCGTTTCGGTTCACCCTCAGCGGCGAACAAGGCGCTTGAGATGCTGGCGAAGGATTCGGGGATGCTTGACGACCACATGGACGTGTCAGGGTCGATCGAGGTCAAAATCGTAGGGGTTGACGTGGAGGACTTGAAATGAAGCATCAGGCCCTCTTCTCATTGATGGGCACACGCTGGGGCGTAGAGATGGTGCTCGTCGGCTACGGAGTCGGGTGGTTCGTCACAAGCCTCATGAACCTACTCTGGGTTTCGGCGGTGCTCGCTCTGGCTTTTACGGTCTGGCGGTACAAGAGGCTTTATGATCGAGTAGACGTGGAGGACTTGCGATGAAGGTCGAGATCCTTGGAGGTCCTATGGACGGCAAAATCATTGAGATACCCGATGAGACTCGGACCTTGGACTTCCCTATTGTCACGGATCTGACTCAGATCATCGACGGAGCACCGGGACAACCGGTGTTTGATAAGGTCACTTGTGAAGTCAATCCGCTTGGGTTCGTGATTTGGCCTAAGACTGTGGAGGATTTGCGATGAGCTTATATATGACTATGAACGACGTCGAGGAATGGTGGCTGGTCAAGGCTAAAACTATTTCCTGGATGATGATGCCGTCGCAATGGCGGCTAGTCCGTTACTGGCGATGGAAACACCGTCATCAGCCACAGCACATTCACCATGTTTTACTGCAAGCGGTACGGGGTGATTCAGCACCCTTATTGCAGTTGATGTCTAATAGAACCTATGGCAATCGCATCCGGTTATACCTACACCAATGAGCATGAAGGCGGCAGATCTGATACTCCAACTCAGCGAGAAGGAATTGCAGCAGCGGATTATCGACCGGGCCAGGGCTCTCGGATGGCTGGTGTACCACACCTATAACTCTCGCCATTCTGCTGCCGGTTTTCCAGATTTGGTACTCGCTCGGGATGGCCGAGTGCTGTTCGTTGAGGTCAAATCCGAGAAGGGGAGATTGACCAAGGCACAGAAGGAGTGGCTAAGTGTATTGTACGATGAACCGTGGATCGGCAATCCAGCGTTGCAGTCAGAATACGACAGTCACCAGGTGTACGTGTGGCGTCCTTCGGATATAGCCGAGATCGAGGATGTGCTGGCATGACTGTCGAGGCACCGCCGCAACACTTCTACAAGCCCCGCGGAGCGGCCCTAGAGCTATTCGCCCGCCACGATCCCGAGATACTGGTCAGTGGCCCCGCCGGCACCGGCAAAAGTAGGGCGGTCCTTGAGAAGATCAACGTAATGGCCTTGGAGAACCCCGGTATGCGAGGGTTGATGCTCCGCAAAACGGGGGTTTCGTTCACCTCGTCGGGTCTGGTCACTTGGAAACGTTATGTCATCCCCGAACTGATCGAGGTCGGAGCGGTCGAATACTACGGCGGCAGCCGGGAGGAACCGGCACAGTACCGCTACGCCAACGGCTCAGCCATCGTCCTCGGTGGCATGGATAAAGCCTCGAAGATCATGAGTACCGATTACGATGTGATATTCGTCCAAGAGGCCATCGAACTCACCCTGGACGATTGGGAATCACTCACCACCCGGTTGCGTAATGATGTGGTCTCCTTCCAGCAGATCATCGGTGACACCAACCCCGCAGAAGATACCCATTGGCTGAAGAAACGATGTGACGCCGACAATACCGCCATCCTCCATTCACGTCATGAAGACAATCCTCTCCTCTACGACGATGACGGTGAACTGACTGAGAAAGGAGCGGCCTACATCGCCAAATTGGATGCCCTTACCGGAGTCCGTTATCGGCGTCTGAGACTTGGCGAGTGGTCATCAGCGGAAGGTGTGGTCTACGAGGAGTGGGATTCGGCGGTCCATCTGATCGACCCATTCGAGGTTCCCGACGACTGGCCAAGGTACTGGTCAATCGACTTCGGATTCACCAACCCTTTTGTCTGTCAATGGTGGGCCGAAGACCCCGACGGACGTTTGTACCTCTATCGGGAGTGGTATCGGACGCAATGGCTGGTCTCCGAACACGTCACCGCTATTTCGGCGGCCGTCACCGCAACCTACGACAACACAGAATGGATCGAACCTAAGCCACGAGCCATCATCTGTGACCACGACGCCGAAGGTAGGGCGCAACTGGTTCACGCGCTTGGTATCGGCACCGTGACGGCCAAGAAGGCGGTCGCTGACGGCATTCAGGCGGTCAAGGCCCGTCTCAAGGTAGCCGGTGACGGCAAACCACGGCTATTTGTGATGCGTGATGCTCTGATCGAACGTGACCCGCTATTGGTCGAAGCCACCAAGCCGACAAGCTTTGTCGAGGAGATCGGGGCCTACGTTTGGGATCAGCGGCCAGGCAAACCACCCAAGGAGGAGCCGATCAAGAAGGATGACCACGGCTTGGATTGTGCCCGTTATATTGTGGCGCATTTGGACCCGTTGGGCCAGAAGTTGCCGTCAGTGAGGTACATGTGAGTTTGAAAATCTCTTCCACCAGTCTCAGATTCTATTGTGACGGTGACTGCATTGAGGAAGCGGGGGGCGTACCTCATCCCGCCCTCCTGGCTAAATACAAGTGGCCTCGGTGGCTGCGCCGATGGTTGAACCGATGACCGTCCAATACCTCATCGGCGACGTGTTCACCCGTATGGCCGAACTCGATGATGAATCGGTTGATCTCGTCTTGACCAGTCCCCCCTTCCTCGCCCTCCGTTCTTATCTGCCCAGCGACCACCCCGACAAGGACAAGGAGATCGGGTCGGAAGCCACCCCCGCCGAATACATCGACGTGATGTTGAGGTTGACCGCCGAATGGCGACGACTTTTGGCACCGCATGGGTCGCTAGTTGTCGAGTTAGGTGACACGTTTGCTGGTAGTGGAGGGGCGGGAAGCGACTACACGGCTGGCGGTTGGCGTGAGAGTCAAGAACCTTTTGATGGCTCTATGAAACACCAACGCGTGCACGACTCTGCCATTGGCCCACCAATACAGAATCGGAACAACAAGGTTCAAGGCGGCGGTCCTGGTTGGCCTCTGGCTAAATCCCTCACCCTCATCCCCGAAGCCTATCGTTTCGCTCTCGCCTACGGCATCAACCCCCACACCGGCCAACCCTCCCCCGCGGGGCAATGGCGGATACGCAACGTCATCCGGTGGGTGCGACCCAACCCGCCGGTCGGAGCTCTCGGCGACAAGTTCCGTCCTGCTACCTCCGAACTGGTGGTGGCTGCCACGTCGAAGGACCGGTGGTTCGATCTGGACGCAGTTAGAGAACCACCCAAGAAAGAGGCACACCTCCAAGCCCCTCGTGTGAGCCATAACCCAAGTCACGGATGGGATGAACTACCAAGTAACGGCCTGATGAATCCTGCCGGTGCGCCGCCGCTCGACTGGTGGAAAATCAGCCCCAAAGGATACGCAGGCGCCCACTACGCGGTCTGGCCGTCCGAACTGTGTGTCAAACCGATAAAAGCGATGTGCCCCAAAGAGGTGTGCCGGGAGTGTGGGGAACCACGACGACGCATCGTATCCAACGCTCAAAACTTCGACGGGTTAGCGGAACACATCGAAGCGCAACGGGAGAAGGCTGGCATGACACGCGCCGACTTCATCCCCCTATTACCTCATTACAAGAACGGCGACAGCATCACAGCCCAGCTCAGCAATTGGGAACGAGGGAAGAACATCCCAACCCCCCAAGACTGGGAAATACTGAAGGACGCCATCGGAGTATCTGAGACTTTCGACCCTCTCATATATGAAAACCGGTCACTGATCGAATACGAACACATCAACGACCACCCAAGCGGCACCACCCAAGACGCCACCGGACGGATCTACAACCGACTACCAGCACGCAAAGACCGCCACGCGCCTGACGTCTGGTCGGACTGTGGTCACGACAACTACCGCCCCGGCCTCGTGCTTGATCCATTTGCGGGGACCGGGACGACTCTCGCAGTAGCCCACGGCCACGGCAGAGATGCCATCGGCATCGACATCGACGAACGATCCGCCGAACTAGCCCGAGACCGTGTCGGTCCACTGTTCCTCGAAGTCCATGTCTAAATCCCCCTGGTCTCAGATCCGCCAGGCCACACCCGAGATCCTGGTCGTCACTCGTCGTGGTGTCCGTCGTGTCACCGCATGGCGCCGTCCATTAGGTCGGTTTCTTTTCGCAAACCTGCCGGAAGTGTTGGCCACGGTCGGCGTGGTGGTGGTGATTACGGCCACTTGGATCATCCATCCGATAGCCGGGGCTTATGTTGCTGGTGGCGCCGGGTTGGGTGCTGCTTGGCTGGTAGCGTTGGGTAGACGTACATGAGACTGGTAAATCTTGTAAGGTAGAGGGCATGGCCGGCCCATTGCAGACCCTCGCCAACCGTTCCCCTGTTCCTCACACCGCCCGCGGTCGCTCCTTTGATCTGGCATCAGGTGGTGTCACCGCCAGTAAAACAGACCAGCTTTCACAGATGGAGCGGGTAGCGACTCTGTTCTCCATTTCTGATCTGATCGCCACCTCCGTCGCTGGGGTTGACTGGCATCTTTACCGCCAACCGGGCAGACCCGAGGCGGAACGTGTCGAAGTCTTCGATCATCCTGCCCTAGTGGTGTGGGAGAACCCGGCCACCGTGGATGGTCAAACCATCTACTCACAAGATGAGTTCATCGAGGCCGAGCAACAGCATTACGAGCTGACCGGCGAGATGTGGACCGTCCTCGAAACCAAGACGATGGGCCGACTGTCTGGTGTTACCGATATGTGGCCGGTGCGACCCGACCGGATGGCTCCGGTGAAGTCTCGTGAGTCATTCCTTTCCGGTTATGTCTACTCCATCGGCGGTGAGAAGATCCCCCTTGAACTCAATCAGGTGATTTTCGAGAAGCGACAGAACCCGCTCGATCCGTGGCGTGGACTCTCCCCGATTGCGTCGCTGATGATGGACATCGAAGGCGAGCGAGCCGCCGCTGCCTACAACTTCAACTTCTTCATCAACGGAGCGGTTCCTGGTGGTGTTCTCGAACTGGATCGGGAGACCTTGCTCTCAGATCAGGAGTGGGAAGCATGGACGGCTCGATGGCGGTCGCAGCATCAGGGAGTGTCTAACGCTCACCGGATCGCGGTCATGGAGATGGGCAAGTTCAGTGAGCGCAAGATGTCACAGCGTGACATGGAGTTCGTTGACCTGCGCAACTTCAGCCGTGAGGCGATGATGGAGGCATGGCGGATCTCCAAAGCAATGCTCGGCCACGTCGAAGATGTCAACCGAGCCAATGCCTTTGCCCAGCGGGCGGTATTTGCCGAACGGATCATGGTACCCCGTCTGGAACGGTGGAAGAAGCTACTCAACACCAAGCTGCTGCCTAAATTCGGGGGCTTGGGTGAAGGCTACGAGTTCGATTATGATTCGCCCGTTCCTGGCGATGCCGAAGAGGAACGTCAATCCTTGAGAGCTAGGTCATTGTCTGCCGCTTCATTCGTGAGGGAAGGATTTGACCCTGCCGGCGTGTTGGAATCATTCGGATTCCCGCCTATTCCTTGGGTCGGTCGGCCCGACGCTCCCGAAAGAGAACCAGAAGGGGACGACGGGGATTCCGACGGAGGCCAAGCCTAACCCTCTACAAGAGGTTGAAGGTACCTGCCAAATCCTGTAAGGTACTTTCTATGGAATTCCTGCGGGATAGGGAAGCCTTCTCTCAGCTTGTTAACAAGGCGGGCATCGTCACCCGTGACAACTGGTATGAGATCAAAGACAAAGCCGATGATGAGGCGACTGTCTACATCTACGATGACATCGCCTGGTATGGAGCCAGCGCCGACGAGCTGGTAAACGAACTGAAAGACATCACCGCCGAAAAGATCAATGTTCGGATCAATTCACTAGGCGGTTCGGTGTTCGAGGGTATCGCCATATTCAACGCCCTTCGAGCCCACCCCGCTGAGATCATTACTCAAGTGGATTCCATTGCTGCCTCGATTGCGTCGGTGATCGTTCAGGCCGGCGACCATCGAATCATGTTGGACTCTACGGAGATGATGATCCACGATGCTACCGGTATTGCTGTTGGTGCCACTGCTGCTGATATGCGGGAACTCGCTGAGATCCTCGATAACCAGACCACCAAGATCGCCGAGATCTACGCCAAGCGCAAAGGCGACGGACGATCCAAGGCTCACTTCCTCACCCTGATGCGTGCCGGTGCCTCCAATATGGGCACCTGGTTTTCCGCTAAGGAGACGGTTTCGGAGGGTCTCGCCGACGAGGTGGTCACACCTAAGACCAAGACTGATGCCAAGGCACCCGAGCCTGTCACCGCCGCACCTACTGATTTCGCTGACCTGTTCAACACCGACCCCGATGATTTCGAGTGGTCGTCCCCTATCAAGGAGTCTGTATGACACCGAAACGAACCCTCTCGTACCCCTACCTTGGCGATCCGGCCAAGCCTCACACCTCGCCGTACAGCAACGCTGTGGCAACGCTGCGTGACCGCTATCACGGGATGACCTTCAACGATGGAGACGGTGATGGCGACGGCGACACGCTGACCATTCCCGACACGCCGGAGGCTTTCGCCGAGGCGCTCGCCGACGATGAGTGGCGGGTCAAGGCGTTTGCCGATGGTGAGCTTTCCAAGGAAGTGCTCAACGCGTATCAGAAGATGACCAATAAGGGTGACGCCATCGCCAAGCAGGTTGCAGAGCAACTGTTCGCCGAGTTGACCAAGGAACTCAAGGAATACGGTATCACCGACCTGCCGTCAAAGGCTGATGTAGCCAAACTGGTTCCGACTGCCATTGCCAACGGTGGCAAGGCGTCAGCGATGTACAACCCGTTGGCTCCCGGTGCTCGTGGCGATCACATCGATGTCAACAGCGTCGGCCAGCTCGCTCAGTTGGTGATGAAAGGCACCATCACATCTCAGACGCTCAATGACGACGAGACTGTGATGTTCGACCAGCTTCGCAAGGTCCAAGCGCAGTACGCCTCGGACGATCCCGGAGCGGCCGGGTTCCTGATTCCGGAGACGCTACGCTCTGAGATTCTCCAGCTTGCTTTGGAGCAGTCGGTGGTCCGGAGCCGTGCCTCGGTTATCACCCTGACATCAAAGACTCTGGACATTCCTTACGTCGATGTGACTACTCATTCCGGGTCGCTGTTCGGTGGGATGATCTTCTACTGGACTGAGGAGTCGGGAACGATCCAGTCAACTGAAGCCAAGTTCGGCAGGGTCCGTCTTGAAGCCAACAAGCTGACCGGTGGTGCCCGCATTCCCAACGAGCTTTTGAGCGACGCTCCGGCTCTTGGGTCGTGGCTCAACATGGCAGTCCCGCAGGGTCTGGCCCACTATGAGGATCAGGCTTTCCTCACTGGATCAGGTGTAGGCGAACCCCTCGGGTTTGTCGGTTCTGCTGCGGATATCGCGGTGACCCGTGATACCGGGTCGCAGGTCAACTCGGCGGACATCTTCAACATGTACGCCCGGATGCTGCCACAGTCGCTCGGCTCGGCGGTATGGGTGGTGAACCAGACGACGCTACCGCAACTGCTGTCGCTGACCATCGATGTTGGCACTGGCGGTTCCGCCATTGGTCTCATCCAACAGATCGGCGATACACCGTTCATGTCATTGCTGGGTCGTCCCATCATCATCACCGAGAAGGTGGCTGCATTGGGTTCGGCACAGGACGTCAACTTCCTTGACTTCGGTTACTACCTTCTCGGTGATCGCCAGGCAGTGTCGATGGACACCAGCCCGCACTCCCGCTTCATGCAGGACGAGTTCGAGCTCCGGATCATCGAACGTGTCGATGGCAGACCGTGGATTCAGAGTGCATTGACGCCGGTGAATGGGGACACAATCTCGCCAGTTGTGAGCCTTGCTGCCTAACAATTGACAACCTAGTGGGTGGCGGCAGACCCGGTTAACGGGGACCCCGCCACCCTCGAAACCCTGGGGGCATTAACACCCTCTCAGAAAGGAATAGAACATGAGCAATCTAGGACTCGGAGCCAACTTCGACATCGGATCGGTAATCGTTCCCGTCGACATTGCAGACGGGACCAACACCGGCCACCGAATCCACCTGAAGAACTACGGAGCGGTCACCTTTGTCGGCTACATAACAACCGGCACCAGTGCGGAGAATCCGGTCTTTGACCTGAAAGAGGCAAACGCCCTGACCGGTGGGACCTCTCAAGACCTCGACATCATCGATGAGTACTGGAAGAAAGAGGAAGCCATCCTCGATGGTGACGAGACCTGGACACGGGTCACTCAGACCGCAGCATCGGAAGTCACCGACGCCACTTGGGACGACGCCAATCAGGTGATCGTGGCGTTCAAAGTTCGCGCCGAGCAGTTGAGCGATGGCTACGAATGGGTGTCGGTTGATGTCGCTTCACTCAGCACCGCCCACATCGGCTGTGTCTTTGCCATCATGCACAACCTCAAGGTGCAGAGAAGTCCACAGAACCTGGTGCAGCCAAACGCGTAAACCACAGCAACGGATAGGTCGGGGTTGCCCCCTGGCTCCGGCCTACCACTCACCTGGAACAAGGAGTGAAACATGGGAAGATTTGTAAGCAGAGTCGGAAGCAAGATCAGCTCAGTTGGGGCCCTAGCATTCCGGTCCAAGACCAATAGCGTTGACCTTCTCCAATTCGACCCAGCAGACAATCGGGTCCAGATCGACAAGTTCTTCGGATTCGGCACCCTGACTACTCCGACCATCGCCACCGGTGTGCTCACTGTGACCGGGTCTTTTGTCGACCCTCAGCCACAGACCAGCACTACCGACACGGTGGACTCCATTTCTATGTCCGGGGTCCAGGTTGGTGACCTGCTGTTTATCCATGTCCCGGCCACCAATACCATCACCTTTGATGACGCTTCTATCAACCTGGCGGCGGCGACACGAGCTGTGGCTCCAGGAGGTTCAATCCTCCTGGTGTACGACGGTACTCAGTGGTCGGAAATGTTCTTCACTGCTGCCACTGATAACACCTAATGGGACGGTTCAACAGCCTGGTCGGTTCCAAGATCAGTTCGGTTGGTGCATTGGCCTTTCGATCCAAGTCCAACAACGTCGATCTACTGACCTTCGACCCAGCAGATAACCGAGTTCAGATCGATAAGTTCTTTGGATTCAGCCCGTTGACTACTCCGACCATCGCCACCGGTGTGCTCACTGTGACCGGTTCGTTCGTGGACCCTCAGCCTGAAACGGATGCTGCCGATCAGGTGGATTCGATTGTCATGTCCGGAGTACAGGCCGGAGATGTTCTGTTCATTCACATCCCGGCGACGAACACCATCACCTTCGATGATGACGTTATCAACCTGGCGGCGGCACAACGGGCGGTGGCCCCGGGAGGGACACTCATTCTGGTCTACGATGGGTCGCAATGGTCCGAGATGTACTTCACCGCTGCTACCGATAACACAACCTGATGCCGAAGATTCACCGCCTCCGAGCACCTACCAGCCGCTTCGATATCGTGGCTCAGGTACCACCACGAGCGCCTGAGCCCGAGGTACCGCCGCCGCGGTCGGCGCTCAAATCAGTGTGGGTGGCCTACGCCAAGTCTCTTGGGGTGGATGCTACCGGTACCAAAGGCCAGATCATCGCCAGGGTGACCAATGGCTGACACGCAGCGCTCTGTTTCGGCGATCCTCGCCCTGCTTACCGACAACTCCAACGGGCAGATCAGCGAACAGGACATTCGGGATGCCTTTGTGTCATGGCGAAACGGTCATGGTCAAATCTATGTCGCCGCAGGTGATGCTGCCGCCATCACTATCTCCGACACATCCTCCTATTTTGAAGCGACAAACCCGACATGGACCCTATCATCAGGGGCACACTTCTTTGATGAGTCCGGCGGGGATGGACGTCTCACTTATACCGGCATCGTGCCGCTTGTGATGCATGTCGCCTGCACCATTTCGATGACCTCTGGCTCGAACAATCAGGTGACACACTGGCGGATCGGGAAAACCGGGACCACTGATGAGGCGTCGGAAGTACAACGCAAGATCGGAACTGGCGCCGACGTTGGTTCGACTGCACTCCATCTGGTCACCACACTCTCCACTGGCGACTACCTGAGCTTGTGGGTGCGGAACGCCACTGGTTCCAACAATGTGACCCTTGAAGTAGCCAATATCCAAGCGATGACGATGCCGACATGAGCGGCGGATTCTCCTCCGGGTTCTCCCAAGGATTTGGTGGTACCACCTTGGTCACCGGCGGGTGGGATTCTTTGCAGGCCGTTATCGATGGACGACTCAAGCCGCAGGATCGGGTTGACTGTCCGGTCTGTGGCGAAGTGCTGGAGACCAATGGAAAAGTCTGGAATTGTCCACGTTGGGGAGCCAAGCACTACCGTTCACCCAATCTACCAAAGGATTAGCTGATGGCTGTTACATACGGAGGTTCCAACAAACTACGCAGGATCACCGTTGACTGGACATCGTCCTCGGGAGATGCCACCCAGTCAGTTGAGATTGATGGAGTGATCGTTCGTCTCATCACCGACCCTGGTGCCACCGCTCCCGACGACAACTACGACGTGACAGTGATAGACGAATTCGGACTCGACCTTCTCAACGGTCAGGGAGCCGACCGGGATGACACCAACACCGAGCATGTGTTATTGGCTGGTGGTCTAGCCACCACACACGTCTATCACGAAGGCACCTGTACGGTGACCATTGCTAATGCGGGAGATGCCAAGGTAGGACAAATCGTCCTCTTTGTCGCTTGGGGAAAGTAGGTGGCGCATCCGCGAAACGGCTTGGAAAGTGAGGAGAATCATGACTGATTGGGGATCTGGGGATCATTATCTTGATCCATTCACCCTTGACCCGGAACGTACCTACCGGGGCGCGGGAGTAGGCCAAACTCGACTGTTCCCGACGACGCTGGACGGGTCATTCATCACGTTCTCTGATCGGTCGCAATTGAAGGATGTGCAGGTGCGGCATTGGAAAGCCGACGGCGAGCCGCAATTTACAGGCACACTCATCGACGCTCGTGGTGTGCTGTTCCCTCAAATCCATAACGTGTATGTGGGTGGCATCTCTGAATTCAACGCCACTGCTCTCGGTGTTGACCTGGACGCCGCGGAAATCCCCGCCTTGACCGACGTTCACATAGTCCGCAATCTTGTCGGAGTACAGGGCCGACGACCGGGATCGTTCTGCAATACAGCCTCTTTTCACCGTTGCCTCTGGTGGCGGAATCGGACTCACATCATGGACGCCGGCAACGCCTGGTACGTCCAGGGCAACATCGGGCCGTCGACCGGCGATCCCCAATCCAACGCCGGACTGGATCAGGTGTTGCGTCTCAGCCCGGGACATACGGACCCGCTTCGCTCGGTCACTTTCCAAGTATGGCACGGCGATGTTGGACACGGCACCGGGTTTGAAATCGAAGGATATGGCTTCCGGTTCGCTGGTACTTACGGTGCGTGGCAGGTCGGATCAGATCCTCATGTTGTCATCAAAGCGGTCGGACCAGTAGATGGTCTCGACCTCAGCAACGCTGTGTTCAAAGATGCGGGTCCTGACACCATCGATCTTGGGGGTCAGGTCACTCACTTCAGCGAGGGCATTTATCTGTGAGCGTCATCGGCCGCGGCGAGCTGCTGCTACGGGCAAAGAACTATTCGGGATCGGGTAACTGGCTGGACGAGTCGGGCAACGGCCACGATGCCACCCCGGTCAGTTCGCCCACCTTCAACGATACCTATTTCACTCTTAATGGGACCGACCATTTCACTGTTGCTGACGCTGCTGGTCTCGACTTCGCCGAAACTGACGACCTGACGGTGATGGTGAGAGCTAGGACTGCGGACGTGACTCCGGCTAGCGACTCCATTCTGTTAGCGAAGAAATTAGGGACAACCGGTGCAGGAGCGGGTTATAACATCATGCTAGCCACCACTGGTACCATGAACTTCCGGATTGCTGACGGGGCTGTGTCATCCAATGACGCCAAAGGCGCATCTCTTATCAATGACGTGATATTTGTTGCCGCTGGTGTGCGGAACACGGGCGACGACGACATCGAAGTGTTCGTTGATGGAGTAGGTTCGGGATCGCCGACTACTGACGCGACAACAGTCACCCTCGCTAACGCCCTCACCTTGAATATTGGGGCGTCGAGCAGCCCCGGCAACTATTCCGCTGTTGATGTTTTCGATGTGGTCCTCTGGCGGCCACCGGCCCTCACACCCGCTGAGGTGGCCCAAGCCGGTTTGGAACTCCAAACTTGGCGAGATCCGCTACTGCTCGGCATCATATAGTTCCTTCCTCTGCCAAATTCTGGTAAGGTCTAAGTCGATAAGCAGATCCGAGAAAGCAAGGATTGATGATGGTGCTGCCTACTTACGTCTCTCGTCAGGCGTTTATGACTGCTGCGGATATTCATACTCCCGCAAACCTGTCGGCGACCATCGACCGTATCCTGCAATCTGCTTCTCGTGGCATTGACCAGACCTATCACCGCCACTTCTACCCTCTCACCGAAGCCGTCACTTTTGAGTCACCTGAGTTGTCAGTCATTGCCTCCGGGTACGGCTCAGGGTTCTTCATGGAACGAGACCTACGTTCCCTGACCGCGGCCACAGTGGACGACGCATCGCAGACCGTGGGTGATATCGACCTGTGGCCCCCACAATATGGATCTCCCTACTCATGGGTTTCGCTAACGGGTCAGACCATAGTCCTCACTGGGGTATGGGGGTACTCCGCTGACACCACTCCAGCAGGTGCCTTAGCCGAAGCCCTCGACACATCCGAGACCGAAGTTGATGTCACCGACTCATCGCTGGTCGGACCCGGTGACATGATCCTTGCCGACTCTGAGCAAATGGTGGTAACCGAGGCAGTCCTACTGGACACTACCGCCGACCTCAACGACACCCTGACCGCCGATGTCTCTGACGAGACGGTGACCCTGGACGATGCCACTCAGGTCAAAGCTGGTGAAGTTCTCACCTTGGATTCGGAACGGATGAAGACCATCTCGATCTCGTCCAACGACCTCACCGTGAAGCGAGCCTGGGACGGCTCCACTCTGGCCGCTCATTCCACCGGGATCAACGTATGGGCCCCACGCAGGTTGACCGTAGAACGTGGATCGGTCGGCACCACTGCCGCCACTCACTCCAATGCTGCTGCCCTCACCAAGAACGCCCCACCGGCACCGATCACCAGCCTGTGCATCGCTGAAGCCTTGGTCCTGTTCCAGCAGGAGCAGTCGGCCTACGGTCGTACCGTAGGCTCTGGTGAGGGGCAACGTGAGGCCAGTGGCGCAGGCCTCAAGGATGCCCGCAAGATGGCCGGCATCTACAAGCGGCGTCGCCTGGTGGCGGTGTAGTCATGGCAGCAGGAACACATGAACTGGTCGAATTCTCCGGTCCATTACTGGAAGGTCGAGCACCGATAATCCTCGATGAGTACATGAAGGCCAACCTGGCATTGATTGCCAACTTGGCCGAGGATGCTGTTCAACAGGAGCTCGACGTGGTACTCCAAAACCCGACCGGGTTCTACCGTTCTCAGATTTCATCGACGGTACGATCTGGTGTGGGTCGAACCCTTCCTGATGTGGTAGTCCATGACTCTGGTGTGATCTACGGTCCCTGGTTAGCTGGCACCGGCTCTCGCAACGCTCCGGTGACCAGGTTCAAGGGCTACACACACTGGCGCAAAGCCTCCCAACGCATGGAGAAGTTGGCTCACCAGACCGTGATTTCAACCTTTCGCCAACTGATACATAAGTTGGGTGACTGATGGCCTTCGGAGCGCAAACCCTATTCAATGCCATCGAGTCCCACGCCAAGGCATCGGGGCTATTTGATTCGGTCAATACTCACGAACCGAAGTCGGCTCCTGGCGGCAACCTTCACTGTGCGATCTATGTTTCCACGCTCGGACCCGTCCCCACCGGAAGCGGTCTGGCTACATCTGCCGGTGTTTTGACCATCATGGCGAGAATCTACCTGCCAGGGTTTCAGGAACCACAGGGATTGATTGACCCCACCATCATCGCCGCCACCGATACTCTTATGGAAGCCTTCTCCGGCGACTTCGAGCTCGGTGGCAACGTCCGCAACATCGATCTGTTGGGCATGACCGGTGAGGCGCTATCAGCACGAGCTGGTTACATCACCATCGACCAGACCATGTACCGCTCGATGGATATCACCATCCCGATAATCGTCAACGACGTGTTCACTCAGGCTCCATAGGAGGACTGATATGCAACCCAAACCAACAGACAGTAAGAAGAAATGGGTGGCCTACGCTGAGTCGCTTCGTGTCTCTGTAGGTCGGTTCGACAAAGACAAGATCATCAAGAAGATCCACGACACTCGCGGTGAGCGAGTCAACCGACAGAAGGGAATCTGATGGTTAAGTCATCTGGCCTTGGTGCCGCTCTCTACGTTTCGGGCACTGACCTCTCTGGCGACATTGGACAGATGGACGGCATCAAGGGGGGGCCATCGCCTCTCATTGTGACCGGTATCGACAAGTCGGCAGTAGAACGGCTCGGTGGCAAAAGAGATGGCGGCATGTCGTTTCAAGCGTTCTTCAATGTCGCCACTGACCAGGCTCATCCAACGCTATCCACCTTGCCTACCGCCGATCGAATCGTCACCTACTACCACCGGACGACGGCGATCGGCGATGAGGTGGCATCATTGATCGGCAAACAGATCGACTACGACGGGACACGGGGCAACGACGGGTCGCTGACGTTCACCACTCAGGCTCTCGCCAACGGTTTTGGTCTGGAATGGGGCGAGTCGCTGACAGTTGGCAAACGCACCGACACAGGAGCCACCGCCGGGGCCACCTTGGATTACGGGGCGACCATCGGTCAGACCTTGTTCGGCGCGCAGGCTTATCTGCACGTCTTCGCTTTCACCGGCGCCGACGCCACCATCACCATCGAGGACTCCACCTCTGATTTCTCGGCGGTGACCCTGATGTCATTCACCGAAGTGTCGGTTCTTGGTGGGGCCAACAAAGCAGAGCGGATACAGACGGCATCTCGTACCGAGACCGTGGACCGTTACCTCCGGGTTAGCACCACCACGTCGGGCGGGTTCTCTGATCTGGTGTTCGCTGTGCAAGTAGTGAAGAACGAGACGAGCGTGGTCTTTTAGATGAAACCTCTCAACCGCATCCAGCCTCAAGGCCCGATCTCTGCATACAAGACCTACGAGATTGCCCGTCCGATGGCGACCCACTGGCGCAAAGCGACCTGTGAGGAGGTCGAATGCCAGGCTCATATCAGCGGATGGCAGACCTTCGTTGACGAATCAGACGACAAGGGACAAGCTCAGGCGTACTACATCCGTCGGGAGTCAGGCCGAGGATTCACCGAGACGTTCAACGAACACGGCATCACCGAGTTCACCTTCGGAGCCGGTCAGACCTGTTTCTCGTCTGGTGATGAAGCCCATCGTATCCCGTTGGACCGTGAGGCGTTCTTCATGGTGCAGCGAGGCGACTGGCGGCAACGGATCGGGGAACGGTTCACTCACGGGTCGCCTGACTCATGGGTCAACGACTTCGGTGAGCACCAAGATCAACTAGCAAGACGACAATAGAAAGGAGCCAGAAATGGCAAAGGAAACAGGCTTAGGCTGGACGGCAGCCACAGTAGACGACTCAGCAGGAGCCCCCAAGACCATCAAAAACGACTTCACCAACATCTCGATTTCGACCCCTCGTGGGGTACAGGATGTGACCGGTATCGACAAGTCGGCAATGGAGAGGTTGCTGCTTTTGGCGGATGCCTCGGTGGACCTCAACGGAGTCTTCAACCCCGCAGCCGACCAGTCTCACGATGTGTTTAAGACAGTCCCCTCTACTTCGGTGGTCCGTACTGTCACACTCACCGTGTCCAGTCAGACATTGCCCGGTGAATACCTGTTCACCGATTACGCCTTGACTCGTGCCGGTGATGGGTCGTTTACGTTCTCGGCGCCTGGCGTGCTGGCAACTGGTGTCGTACCCACTTGGGCATGATGCCGAATGGAGTTGGTTCTTGACATAGAGGCCGACGGGGAGACTCGTCGGATCGATGTAGGGCTTGCCCTTACTGATCCTCTTGACGTGGCGAGGGTTATCAACCTGTGCGGGGCGGATGCCCTCGCCCGTCTTGGTGACGGCGAGTGGGTCATCGCTGCGGCCAAAGCGATCCTCTACGTCAATCTGATTCGTGCTTTGGCCGACGGGTCTCCTGATTGGGATAACCCGCCGTTCGCCTTCGATGATGTCGATCTCGATTGGGGCGAGCTATCCGAGTTCATGGTCGAGCTAGATCCTGAAATGGAAACTTCGCTCGCTGCTGCCTCTGAGTCATTGGAGGAGGAGTAATGGTCTTCGGCGGATTCGGTGGTGGTGGTACCAACCGGGTCAAGGTTCATATCGTTGGCGACAAGACCGACCTGGACAAAAAACTCAGAGCGTCCGAGAAGGAGGTCAAGACTTCTGGTTCACGGATGACTCAGAGCCTACGAGCCAACGCCGCCAAGATCAGGATCGGGGTGACGGTTGCCGCAGTGGCGATGGGAGCTATCGCCAAGGTTGCTATTGACCGAGCCGAGCGGATGAACTCGGCGTACGCCATCACCGAACAAGTCATCAAACAGACCGGCGGGGCCGCCAACGTCACCGCCGAGGAATTGAAGGAGATGGCTCGTCAATCGTCAATCCTCACCGGGTTCGACAAGGCTCTGGTCACCGAATCGCAAAATGTGTTGCTCACCTTCAAGAATCTGCGTAACGAACTCGGTGAGGGTAATGACGTTTTCGATCGAACGGCTGCTCTGGTGTTGGACATTTCAGCGACGATGGGTACCGATGCCAAATCGGGTGCTCTCCAATTGGGCAAGGCTCTCAACGATCCGATCAGTCAAATGGGTGCGCTGTCTCGTGCTGGATTGACCTTCTCCAAATCTCAGCAGGACATGATTAAGGATCTGGCCCGATCAGGCAACTTGCTTGAGGCGCAGACGATCATCCTTGGTGAGTTGGAGTCTCAACTTGGTGGGACTGCGAAAGCTGCTGCGGACGATTCGGACAAGATCGCTCGGTCATTCGATGAGATCACTGAGAGCATCGGCATGGGACTTCTGCCTGTGTTGGCATCGTTGGCCCGTGACATCCCAGTTCTTTTCGGCCAGATCAGCGAACTGCAACGACTCTCGGGGGTGACTGGTTTTGAAGTTGGTAGCGTTGAGCTGGCCGACAAAGCGATCACCGACCTTTCCGAATCCACTCGTTTCTTCGGCTCGATCCTCCGGGCTCTCCCATTCGGTCCTAGTGGCAGCTTCGCTGAAGGTATCCGAGCAATCATGGAAGAGTCGGAACTGACTAACGAGGAACTTGACCAACTCATCGACAACGTGGCTCGTCTCCGCGAGGAGGGTAAGCTAACCGGGGCTCAAGCCGAAACCTTGACGGGCATTCTCAACGATCAGAAGAAGTCAGCAGCTCAACTCAGAGCGGAAGCCAGACGTCTGGCTGCTCAACAAGGTCGTCTTGCTGGGGCTACCGAAGAAACTACCGATGCAGCAGAAGAATTAACTGAGGCCGAAAAGGAACAAGCCGAGGCGTTGGATGAGGCGGCAGAGGCCGTCAAACGCAAACGTGATGCTCTTCTTGAAGTCCATAACCCGCTGTTCAGAATCACCAGACTCACCCGAGACCTAGAAGAAGCCGAGCAAGCCGTCATTGAAGCTGAGGATAAATTCACCCGGGATTCGCCTGAGTTTGTAGATGCAGTCATGGAACGGGCTGATGTCCTTTTCGATCTGAGGACCACCTTCGATGAGCTAGTAGCGGAGGGGATCAACCCGACCGGAGAAGCAGCGAGAAACATGTTTCGGGGGTTGGGAGTTCCCGATGATGTTATTGATGAGATCTTCGGTGTCTTCGATACGATCCAAGCCAACCTCAGCGATAGATTGTTCTCCGTTGATGTCCGTGCGGAGTGGCTGGGATTGACCGGACCAATTCCTGACCCTGCACATCCCCGCCTTACTCGACACACCGGCGGTCGGATCAACGCTCCCCGAGGCCAAGAGGTATTAGCCAGGGTTCTCGGTGGTGAGGAGATCCGCAACCCGGCTCATGACCAGGGAGGCAACGGAGCGAGTACCGTCATCGATGACGCCCCAGCAGACCCGCCTATCAGCATTACCGTCAACGGGTTCGTCGGGGATGCAGTGCAACTGGCCGTTGAAATCGAGCGGATGTTGACCCGTCGTTCCCGTGACCTAGTCCGCTGATGGGTACTCTCACCGTGGGCCGTGTCGGTGTCGAAGCCACCCTCGCAGCCCCGACCAGATGGCAAACATCGGCGACGGTCGGAGAATTTGGACATACCATTACAGGGCACATAGGACAAGCGACGTTGGCCGACGCCCTGTACATACGGACTGAACTCGAACAACAGGTTGGACTTCTCGTCCCTATCACCTACACAGGAGAGTCGTCGCTTGACGGTTTCTATGAAATCAACATGGTGCAGATCAGAGCATCACGAGGATCGCTTATCGCTGATGGTTACCTTCCATTCAGCCTCGGTACTCGCCGAGTCGGCGGAACCGGACAAGTCGAGCATCAGTCGCTGCTAACTGGCGCTCTCATCGCCAACAATCACGGACTCGTCGTTGGTGAAGTCCAATTCTGGCATTCGCCTCCATTCGGTGCGCTTGCCTATGACGGTGGGTCATCCGGGTCTCCAACTGCGTGGACCCGCACCACGGAAGACGGAGCGATCCCGGTGATTCTGGACCTGGATACTACGGTCGATCCGAAGTGGGCAATAGACCCTGGCAACTACTACGACGGCGGCTGTTATATCAGTGTCAACAGCTATACCCGTTCCGGTCTCGATGCTCCGAACACGCCGGGCACCTGGGAAATCGGCAACAAGCTGGTAAAGGTGACACCTGGCGGTGGCGGCAGTTCAGACGGGCGGATCATCGTCTCCCACTGGGATGGGTCCGCATACGACGCGGTCACCTACAACATCAAATACGCCACCACCGACCGCATCCCCGAATGGCACTATGTGTCGATCATCCGCAACACTGCTGAAGTGGTCACCATTCGGCTGGTGCGTGATGCCGACGAATCCCCGGCCACTGTCCACCGTCATGTCCTCGACCTGACTCTCCGTCGCGGTTCGCTGTCCGTCTCCGCCTATTTCACTTGGAGTGGGCCAGCTACCACATGGTCATTAGATCGAGATTCTAGTGAATCGTCCACAGCCATCACTCCCACTGGAGCTTCCTCAGCGGTGGCGTTGCGAGCCACCAGCAACGACGGTGATGGTAACCGATACGTCATGGGCTCATCAAAATCCACGACGAAAGACACCACAAACGGAGGGCTGGACTTCGCCTCCACCAAGACTTTCGACTTCTTCTTAGGCAGCGAAATCGGCGGGTCGGGAGCATCATCTAACGATCAAGCAGCCGACCAGTGTCTCCAGTATTTGGGAGCGTTCGCAGAAGTAGTTCGAGCCGTGCGCAGATGATTACTGAGCATTACATGAATCCCGGCTCATTTCACGTTCCCCTCAGAACATCGGCTCCTTACGACTTGTTAGAACAGATCGCCGAATTCGGCAATCTGGTTATCACCCCACAGCATGTCAATCCGCCAGCGTTGGTGGCTGACGCCAATCTTCTGTCAGCCGCCCGGTATGCCGGTGTGGTCCTAGAGACAGAGTGGATGGACGGTGGACTGTTCATCCGTGGGCAGGGAATGGGTTGGTATCTAGGCGACACCGACGGTAAAGGGCCGATCATCGAAACAGAAAAGTCGTTCAGTTCAGCAGCCTTGTCCGCTGTGCTCCAAACCACGACCGGTGTCTTACCCGACGCGATCATTCAAGGGACCATTACTACCACCGGCCTCAATAGTTATACCGGGCTGTTCCAATGGGAAACCCCGATTTCCGTGATTCGAACGGTGATGACTGACCTCGACGCCCACTTTCGGGTCAACCCCAACGGGACCATCGACGCTTCCAAAACGACCAGAGACGAAGTGTATGTCTACACATCACCGACCGTAGTAGTCGTCCGTCAAGACTGGGGTTCAGATCCCACATATGATGGGGTACCTTCCCGACGGTTAGTCACTCGCCGCGACGCCTACGAATTCGCCACCAAGCTCCTGATCCTTGACGAACAGCCTGATGGTACGTTCACCTTGGTTGATTCGACCACCATTGCACATTCGTATCAGGACATCCACGGTAATGCTCTCCTTCGTTCCGCTGTTGTGTCAAAACCGAGCACTGCGACTGTGTCCGTCACCAACTATATGACCAACGAACTCGCCCTTCGTGCAGTCAATGACGAGCAGGAGGTCGATACCGATCAGTACGAAATAACCGGCGGCAACCTTGAGGTGGGTGACATGTTCTGGATTTATGACCCACCGTCAGGGTTTGTCGATACCAGCAACGAAGTCTGGTTTCGGGGTCAGACAATATGGCCGAAAAAGACCAGGCTCCTGGAAGCGTCATGGCCGGTCGCCGACGGCATGGGCATCTACTACCGGCCCGATACTACGTCCACGTCAGATGACTGGATAGACCTGACCCGCTATGTGAATTGGGAGACAGTAGCATGACGTTCACTCGTCTCCGGGTCGGGACTCCGTCCTTCGCTTCGACACCGCCACGGAGAGGAGCGCCGTGTAGCAAACCGCGGTTCACTGGGGAGACCATCAGCGACCCCGGATTAGAAAGCCAAATATCGGTTCATACTGGCGGACCCAACGGCGACGAAATCCCAACTTACGTCACCGCCGGACCGATATGGCCATCTGATAGTTCAGGAGCACCTGGGTCGAACCTGTGGTTACAGGGTCCACCCATCTCAAGCATCGAATGTATCGTTTCCAGTTCCAACTCCAGGTCAGACACCTACCATCTCCGGTGGCAGGACGATGATGGCACCAAAGCATCTGTTTCCCCCGGTTTGTCTGCTCACTGGCTGCAAGACGAAATGTGCGACTTGGGTTTCGCCGCGTGGATCTCACGGCAGTACACCGCGCGAGTCGACCCCAGTGATCTTGTCACTTGGGGCGGTTACTTCACAGCCAGCGACATCGGCGGGACCCCACCGACTGTAGATCTCACGCTCACTCTCAAAGACAAAGACGGCGGGTTCAACGGCCAGGTGACAGGCAACGGTCTAGTAATGACCACCTCCTATGTCCTCCACACTATTCAAATGGTCGCCCCGGCTGATACTGTCTATTGCACCGCATCATGGACATACGACATAGGCGATATTGCCGCCACTTACATCGACGGTGACGACTTCACCCTGAGCGTCTTATGAGCAACGTAATAAAACTCGTGTCGAAGATCGCCACGGTCACGATCAATAATTCGATCACCGAAACTGACCTGGTCAACTTCGACGTTCCCGCCTACGGCCTGGAGTTCGCAGAACAGTCGATAAGGGTCAAAATGGCCGGCGAATTCCTCAACAACACCGGAGCGGCGGCGACCCTTACCTTCAAAGTGAAATTGGGAACCACCACCATTCTCACCACAGCAGCGTTGTCGTTGGCTCAGAGCGCCAACCGACGCAAATGGGATATGGAAGTCGAACTCCTGGCAACAGCAGCAGATACCCAACGAATCAGAGGCACCCTCCAAATATCAGACGCCGACGCGGAAACATTCGCTAACCACAGCACTGATGGTGAAATAGTTACCGGCTATGGCACAGCCACAGAAATGACGTCCGACGCCCTCACCTTTGTACTCACTGGTCAACTGGGAACAGCCAACGCCAGTATCGAAGTCACCTGCACCATGACACAAGCAGAACTATTGAAATGAGATGGCGACTCACTGGTACAGTCACCTACACGGACGATGTTCGACGGGCGTGGCAGACCGTCCCTTCACTTACCCAACTGCTCATTCAAGTGGACACTGCCTATCCGGTTAGTCATCCGGCGGACGGGACCGCCGCCGGTCAAGGCCACTATCTCAACAGTCCCAAATCGGATCACACCCCCGATGCGAATGGCGACGTGCGTGCCGGGGATATTGGTGAAGTGATCGAAGATGACGCTTTTACTGTGGCAGAAGCCGTCAGGCTGTCCCGTGACCCGAGGATCAAATACGTGATCCACGAGGAGCGCATGTACTCGTCGTACAACCACCCCAACGGGCTTCCCTATACGTGGCGTTCCTACTCGGGCCCGAATCCGCATTCGTCTCATGTCCACGTTTCCGTTTACCGGATCAACCAGACCGATGACACCCCTTGGGACATAGGAACTCAAACCTCGATAACACTAGGAGAAGATGACATGTTCATAAAGAAAGGCGACAAAGGTCCTTGGGTTGAGTACTGGCAGCGTATCCTCAAAACCCTTGACCCGACCTTCAACCCTGCTGGCACCGACGGGTACGGCAAGTTCGGTGACGAGACCGCCAGGGTCTTAGCCAAGTTCAGTCCCGGTGATCCCGTCATCGGACCTGGCGAAGCCCTCTCTCTCAACGTCAAGTTCATAGCCGCCAGCGGTGCCCAGGGACCCAAGGGCGACAAAGGCGACCCTGGGCCCAAGGGTACGACTGGAGCGAAGGGTGATGCCGGAGCCAAAGGTGCGACTGGCCCCAAGGGACCGAGAGGACCATCAGGTAAGCTGGTCATTACTGGTGAGGTGGAACTTCCCTGATGGCTGAGACATCCAACGGTACCCGTATCATCGGCAGCATCATCGGGCTGGTGGCTCTCATCAGTGGCATTGGAGCGATCATCCTTCCGATTCAGGGTTCGATTGATGCTCTAGGTGACCGCCTGGATCGGGAAATCATGGTCATCGAACGCCAGTTGGAAACCCTGGACAAGCAGTTGCAGACTGAAGATGCCACTCTCAAAGTACTCATTGAGGCAGCCGACGCTCTCAGCGCAGAACGTGACCAGAGTCAAGGAGAATCTTTCCAAAATCAACTGGATGCTCTAGAGGGTGAACTTCGAGCGCAAGGAAATCTGATCCGTTCTGAAGCCATCGTCCAGAGCACGGTATTAAAGGAACGGATCGACGCTCTCCGAGATTTCGTCGGCCTCGGTGATAGGTGATGACCCGTGGTCCGGGGACCGAAACTTTACAGAGTCCTGTTCGGAACGAATCCGAGCACACAATCAAAGGAGAGAATAATGTTCACTTGGAGATTCTGGCGAGAGACCAGCGAACGGGCGATTAAGAGCGGAGCCCAAGCGGTGATCCTTGCTCTTGGTGCATCGGAAGTCCTCGACCTGTTCGCGATGGACTTCATGCTGTTACTGGGAGCGGCCGGCGCCGGTGGCTTGCTTTCGGTGCTGACCTCACTGACGACTATTCGTGTGGGTGCGACTGGCTCGCCTAGCGCCATCGACTGACTCTGGTACGCTGACAGAGTGTGGCGGTGAAAACCGTGCATGCTTACCGGCCCTCACCCTCGGACTGATACTCCGGGGGTGAAGGTTATTGACACTCAGATGTTCGGTCTGTATGGTCACAGTGGAGGTAAGCACATGGCCGAAACATTGCAAGCGTTCTGCTATGACTGCCAGGCCACCGTCGAGGTTCATGGCTACTTCGCCGGTATTGATGAGGACGGTCGGAATCAATGGGAACTGACCGAACCACCTGACGCCGACGCACCGGACCATCACCACCATGATGTGTCGATCGAGGGGCAGGCATGATCGCTGAGACCCTGGCGAGCTACTCCGCAGCCTGTGACCGGGCCAACATCGATCGAAGACCAACCGTGTGGGCCGACCATTTCAACATTTGGAATGAGGAATGTGGCGAGATTGGTCTGGTGACGCCTGATGATGGTCAGGCCAACGGAGCCTTCGCTGCTCTGATTCCTTTCGTCCTGGTTCCTGAAATCGGCACCTCGATCCTGGTCCTTGATCTCTCGGGGTGGAAGCATCGTGAGCTAGCAATCATCGAACTGATGGTGGTCAAATCGGAGACCGAGATCCACCATTGCCGGGTGCCGTTCGGGGTCGATGACAACGGGACGATGGATTTCGGCAACGTCAAGGACGAGGGGTCGCCCTATG